CCAGTGGAAGGCTTATCGTTTGATGATGATGGTGTTTACCTAAACGGCCTACCCTTTGAGGAAGGGCAGATAAACACTGCCAAGATATACGAGGTAGGCTTCCATATCTTCCGCGCTTTAGGTTCAAACTTTAGGGTTATGAAGCTAGACATGAACTCAATGGACAAAGATACCTTTGAGCGGATTGTGGACTTGGCCGGAGAGGATATTCAGCTTATCTTTGAAAAGGTTGGCTGGGACGCAGAGGAAGGTGTAGAGATTAAATTCACAGAGGAAATACTTTAAACCATGATAAAAATCGTAATCAACAAGTTAAGCGACTATCGAGATGATGAGTACGTTTACACCGCAATGGGCAAGGTTTCTTACTCTGCCACCCCCCACAACCAGCACGACTTTGACACCCTCGTAAGGGGAAGTAAAGACTGCCTGATTGTTACCTCTGCCGGATATGTTAATTTCGATGGCTATGGCACGATTGAAACGTATGGCGATGTGATTGTAGATACAGACAATTCTAGCTTCGCTGAGGTGTATTGCAGAGGGATTGACTTAGTGTTTGTGCGCGAAGGGGACAGGTGGTTGGCAGATGGCTCTTCCGAGGCTTCCGACCTTATGTATGCTGTATTCAAAGATGCTATTGATACTATGCTGGAAAAGAAATGGACTGCAAAAGAACTTAGCAAGAAACTCGCCAATGTTTTTGAATCCTACAAGCATTTTGACGCCTTCCTAAAAGAGAATCAATGATGCACTTAAAGGAGAATGGGAACCTATATCTAGAGTATAGGGAGGGAGAGTATTATGCAGAGCTGTATGGTATGACAAAGGTTGTGGTGGGGGGGAAAGCCTATTGGAAGGGTAACCTTTCGGCGCTCCGCAAAGAAGCGGTAAAGAATCTCCTTGATGATAGAGGCATAGATTGGAAGTCTCCCCAAGGCGTCATAATCGCCGAAAAGCTAAAGGTAGCATACAACAAACTCTACAAAATGTTTGACACCAAGGTACACTCCCTATTCCCCCTCAACGGAAGGAAGCTACGCCACCACCAAATAGACACCCTAATGTTTGCCGTAACCAACAAGCATACCTTAGCAGCCCTAGACCAAGGCACCGGCAAAACCATTACCACCATCATGAAGTCTAAGTACAAAAACCTCTACCCAACTTTAATAGTTTGTGAGGCCAGTGCCAAAGACAACTGGGTAACCTCCCTGAGTGAGCAGTGGGGATTTAACTCCTTTGAGTTTACCGTAGTGTATTCCCAGCGCCGCCACTTTATCCAAGCCCTAAACGAAAAGTTTATCATTATCAACTATGACCTATTGCATAGGAGTGTTGATTACCTTAGAAGCAAGGGCATAAAGCACATTATCCTAGACGAGTGCCAACGGATCAAGAGTACCAAAACCCAAAGGTTTAAGGCTGTGAAGGCTATCCTTAAAGGCTCTGATGCCCATATTACCTTTGCCTCTGGCACACCCAACACCAATAGGGCAGATGATTTCTTTGCTTACCTTAAACTTGCCGGCCACCCTTTAGGCTCTAACAAGTTGAAGTTTGACCTTAATTTCTTGGAGAAAGATGGCTTTAAAGTGAAAGGGGCAAAGAATATCCCCCAGCTTAGACGCGAAATGGCAAACTTTATGGTAAGGTATCGACTGGAAGATTGCTGGGATATGCCAAAGAAAAACTATGTGCTTTACAATGTGAAGGGCGATGGCCAGTGGCTAGAACAGTACGAGGCTGAAATTAAAAGAATCTGCGAGGAAGAGGTTAGAACCAGGCAGCAGCTTGAAAACAATATCCATTCCCTAAATCGAATCATATCTTTAGCCAAAGTGCCAATCATTAAGGAAACTATTGACAATATTATTGAGGCTGGGAAAAAGGCTGTGGTGTTTGGTAGTTATACCGCCCCCTTGCAAGAGGTGTATAAGTTATACCCTTCGGCGGCTTATATCGATGGGAGCGTTGCCACAGAGAAGCGTGGAGACATTATTAGAAGGTTTACCGGAGATAATAGGTGCAAGGTATTCATTGGCAATATGAGGGCGGCAGGGACCTCTATTGAGCTTCAAAACGCTTCCGATGTACTCTTCTTGAATTGGGCATTTGTACCTACTGACTTCGCCCAGGCAGTGAGTAGGGTGTATCGTGCCGGCCAGACCAAGCCAGTGAACATCTATACCATACTCGTAAAAGATACTATTGACGAGCATATCTGGAACTTAATGGGGAACAAAATGGAGGACATTGATAAAATTATTGATGGTAAGCCATATAATATGAAAAAGGAAAATATCTTTGAAGAAATATACAATTACATAAAAAAATGGTAGTAACTAGAACACAACTAAAAAACGCATTGGTAGCCTTAGCGCCAGTAGCAAAAGCAAAAAGCACCGCACCAGCAACTTCTTGGCTGAGGGTAACAGACAGGACAATATCTTGCGCTGGGTTAGATGCCGCGATATTGATTAACATTGAGGCTATCCCCGACACTATTCCCAATGACTTTTATGTTTCATACTATGACCTTGAAACAATCGCAAATAAGGGAAGCGCCGAAGACATAGGGCTTACCGCCTCCGATGTGCTATACTTCAAAAGCGGCAGGGGTAAAGGCCAAGTGCCACTCCAAGACAGCTCTTCGGCACTATCCTTTAACTATACCTTAGCCCCAGCGCTATTTTCCGAGCCGGTTAAAGACCTTGTTTCACACCTTTCCTTGGCTGGCAGGTTCGCTGGCAATGATGATCTGCGGCCACAAATGTGCCAAGTAAACCTACAAACACGAAGGGATAAGGTGTATTGCTACGCCACCAACGCGTATAGTGTTTACATCTCAGAGGTTAAGTACATAGACAGGGTAGAGGAAAACGATGGTAGGATTGTGGGCATAACCCCAAGGTATATCCCGGTGGTTGCTAGTATGCAAGGCATAGTTCATGTTGGTGCATCTGAGAAGTGGCATCAGTTTAGCGATGGCATTACCTCTTTGTTCATGCGTACTGCCGACAACCCAATGAAATTAGAGGTTATTGAAAGTGTTATTATTAAAGAGTACCCAGTGCTTTGCGAGGTTTCCCTGCCGGAGTTTTTAGGTGCTGTGGAAAGGTGTATATCTTTTAGCCCGAAGGCTACTTCCCTGATTAGAATTGGCAAGGGGAAGGTAGCTTCTGAGGATATTGACTTTGGCAAGAACTATGAGGAAGAGATGCCGGGATTGCTTGAAGAGAATGAAGTAGGGTTAAACGGCAAGCAGTTGCTTCAAGCTGTGGGAATGATTGGCGAGGCTACCATTGGCTTCCAAGCAGATAACCGAGTGGTAGGAATTATTAAGGGCGATGTTGCCTTGTACTTCATGCCGGTGATGATATGATTTGCACCGTTCTCCCAGACAATTACCAGTTAGAGGGTAAGCCTGTGCATATCAAGACTATCATAGGGCATATTAAAAGCGATGCCATGAGGGATAGGATTGGAGCAATTAGGAAGATGAAAAAGGAAGAGGCTGATGCTGCGAAGATGATGCTTCCGGCCTTTTTCCCCTCTGGGGTATTTTCTGGGGGAAAGAAGGCTGAGAACTTAGTTAAACATTCTGGAATTATACACTTAGACATTGATGGAAAACAACGCGCCGAAAGGGTACTATCCTACCTTGACACAACATACGTTTTATTTTTGTTCCGTTCCCCAAGGGGAGGAGTTAAAGTTGGCTTTAGAACAGCTATCCCAAAGGACAACTACCATCACAAGTGGGCATGGGAGTGTATTGATAGAGAGTTTGCCTTCGGCCTTTCCGACAAGGCCGGGAAGCCTGTAAACAAGCAGTGTAACTTGTCCTATGACCCCGAAGCATACCTAAACCTAGAAGCACCTACCTACACGCCACCCATCATGCCTGAGGAGAAGCCTATCTACTTCAACCCTATGGAGGTAAGGGGTATAGATGATGCGTTAAGGATAGCTGAGAAGGGAGTGCAGAATACGGGCATAACCTTTCGGCCTGGGCAGAGAAACCTATACGTTTTTAAGATATGCTGTATCTTGAATAGAATGGGCGTGGAGCAGAATATCGCAGATAGATTACTTGCGGGGAGGTTTGAAGGTAGAAAGTTTGACGGAAAGGAAATAAACATTACCTTGCGAGGCGTTTATGAAAGGTATCGTAATGAGTTTGGCTCTCGACCAATTAAATCTAAAAATAACGGATTGTTATGAACTACAAGTGGACGCTTAAAGATGCAGTATTTACCAAAGATAAAGGAAAGGTGTTTAGTTGCTTTGCTTGTGGAGGAGGTTCAACAATGGGATATAAATTGGCCGGATTTGATGTTCTTGGTTGTAACGAAATTGACCCAAAAATGATGAACGCATACAAGACAAACCACAACCCAAAGTATGCTTATTTAGAACCAATACAAGCATTCAAGTTACGTGAGGACTTGCCACAAGAATTGTACGAGTTGGATATTCTTGATGGCTCACCGCCTTGCAGTAGTTTTTCAATGGCCGGCAATCGTGAAAAGGATTGGGGTAAAGAAAAGGTGTTTCGTGAAGGGCAAGCAGAACAAGTTCTTGACACCTTATTTTTCGACTTTATTGATTTGGCCGAAAAGCTACAACCGAAAGTAGTCATTGCCGAAAACGTAAAAGGCTTGTTACTTGGGAAGGCTATTGAATATGTTAGAAATATTTACGATGCATTTGATAAGGCTGGGTATATCGTTCAACATTGGCTTTTAGATGCAAGTAAAATGGGGGTGCCACAGCGCAGAGAAAGAGTTTTCTTTGTTGCTTTGCGTAAAGATTTAGCTGGGCAGTTTTTGGAAAGGGTTGATTTATATACTAATCTTCCAAAGCTTGTGCTTGAATTTAATGAACGTAAAATACCATTTTCAGAAATTTCAGACGATACGGATATTAGAATTGATTTACCAAAGGTTTCTGGTGAATTATGGTATAAGTGTAAACGTGGCGAAAGTCTTTCAAGCGTTCCAGAAAGTAATGGGAATTTTTTTAATGACATAAAGGTTAGTAAGGAAAATGTTTTGCCTACACTTGCAAGCCAAAATAAAGTGTATCATTCTGATATACCAAGAAGGCTAAATGATGCAGAATATCTTTTAGGCGCAACATTCCCAACTGATTATGATACAAATAAAATGAAAGCATTTTACATGTGCGGAATGTCAGTCCCGCCTTTAATGACTGCAAAAATTGCAGAACAAGTTTACAACCAATGGCTTTCTAAATTATGAAACACTGCCCAATATGCTCTGGGGCGTTAATAAAGCCCGAAAGAACACCTGAGAAGGTGTATAAATGCAAAGAATGTAAAACACAAATCTTTATACTAA